GAGACAGGCCGCGATGGAGAAAGTCAAAGCGATACAAGATTCAATGAGAAATATTGGTCGACTTGGTATTCCTGCAACTATTAATGCAGAATTCTGGTTCGGCAATGCAATCAATCCGAATCTATTTCAAATTAAAGACTCTTTCATCACTGCTGTAGAAGTTAACTATACTCCGGAAGGAGGGTGGAATGCTTATAAAGATGGCGCACCTATTGCAACTGAATTAACAGTATCTCTTCACGAAAACACTATTATATCCCAACAAGACATACACGCTTCAGGAGGATATTAAGAAATGCCTAAATATTCAAAAACGCTTCCTAAGTTGACGTATAACGGAGTAACTATTGCTGATATTACACACAGAATAGATATGCTCAAATCCGTAAGGAAATATGAAGCCCTCTATTATACAATAAGAATTTCAGAAGATATGACTCCTGAATTGTTAGCAGAAAAAACATATGGAGACCAAGATTATTGGTGGATTATTTGTACAATAAATAAAGTAATTGACCCATTATACGACTGGGTCAAAAGAGAAACAGAAGTTTACGCTTATGTGGATAAACTTTATGATGATAGATATGGTATACACCACTGGGAAGATTCCGAATTCAATCAGTATGACGAAGATAGTCCAGAAAATGACAGAGTGGCAGTAACTAATTTGGACTGGGAACTTTATTTGAACGATAAAAAACGAAGTGTTTTGTTGCTCAAACCCCAACATATTCCTAAAATCGTAGAGGAATTTGGTCGATGGATGAGAGATACTAAAATACAATATCAGGAGTAATGTATAATGAGTAACAAAATGGGCTCCGGTCTTGAGGGGTTAAATGCCACCGGGGAGGCAGAGTTACCGCAACAGTTTGAGACTCTTGACCCACGCTCAACTTCACAATGGAGTGCGACATTCTTTAACGCTGGATATGGCAGGGTTGTAGGCGACATCTCTCCTATAATAAAGCAGATGAGCATCTTTGAGTCCATATACAACAATTGTATGTTCGGCAATATTAAGATTGAAGATGGAACTGGATTTGTCGAAGCAAATGGAATCGTGGGTTCTGGTCGTGAATTAGTACACTTTGAAGTGGTGACCGAGAATACGTCTCCATTGGGCGCCTATGGCGCAGATACCGCTAATCTAGAGAAAACATTCACTATCGATTCCATATCCACTGGCAGAAAGAGTCCTAAGTATACAGAATACGATATAGGCATTGTTTCTCCATATCTAATAAAGAACAATAAAACCAAAATAAGTCGTTCATTTAAGATGGGAGAGACGGCATCTGATATAGCGAATTACATTGGAGCAGAGATTTTAGAGTTTGAGGATGGTGCACCTCACTGGGCAAGATTTGATGTATCGCCCACACTACACGAGAAAGCCATAGTAGTACCAAATTGGAACCCATTTCAGGTTCTTAATTTCTTAGCCAAAAACTCTGTCTCAAAAAACGGAGAATCCAACTATCTATTCTTTGAAAATAATGATAGCTTCAAGTTTATGCCAGTTGACGAATTATTGGCGAAGGAACCAACTCGAAAATTAGCATTAAAGAATATGCCCGATAAGATTAAAATAAATAATGATATCACAGTTGATAACGCTATGATGACTAAGTATTCTGAAAATGCACGATTCAATCTTTCAGACGGTCAGAATATGGGTATGTATGGTTCTGGAATTCTGGCTCATAATATTCTTGAAAAGTGGATGGAAAAATATGAAGTAATATATGATGGACCATTAGATAAGATAATGGCAGAGACAATCGGACTAAATGGACCAGAAGATAAACAATTTAAAGATTTTAATACGTGGCAACATAGTGGCTTAATGAGTCACAATTATCTATATAATATACATCACTTAGGTGAAAAGTCGCATTATCCACTACACGATATGAAGAAAACGAACTTGAGAGCGAATATCATTAAGTTTGATATTCCTGGCGATACCAACATATTCGCTGGTAATGTTATACAATTAATGATACCGACTCATATACACAATCATAACCTTCCTGAGGACCAGTATTTGACTGGAAATTGGCTAGTGACTGCTATTCATCATAAGATATCTAATGCCGGGTATGTTTGTACATTGGAATGTATGAAAGATGGATTCTTTGGAGACCCAGACGTAGTGATACCAGAACGAGCGTGGGAAACCGGTGGGTATAATGCCTACGCAAACGAATTTGATGGTATTTAGGAGAATAGATTTTGCAATTTATGGGATTTGATGGTTTTATTTGGTTTACGGGTGTCGTAGAAGATAGACTCGACCCTATGAAACTAGGACGAGTGAGGGTACGTATCGCTGGACTACACACAGAAGTACGAGAATTGGGCCTCACAGAGGGGATTCCCGTAGAAGAGTTGCCTTGGGCTCATCCGATGCAACCACTAACTTCGGCCGCGATGAATGGAATTGGAACTACTCCGCTTGGTCCTGTCGAGGGAACTTGGGTAGTTGGCTTCTTCAGAGATGGAGAAAATGCTCAAGAACCTGTAGTGATAGGAACTCTTGGAGGTGTTCCATATGAGCCACCAAAACCGATTGGATTTCACGACCCGAAGTTATTCTATCCAAAAGGAGATCATTTAATTGAACCCGACACTTATAGACGAGCAAGACCTACTTTCATTGAACCGAGAAATGGCGGAGAGATAGAGTCTAAGCCAACGCCTCTTGATGAGAGAGAAAGAGATTTGGGTGTATCAATTGCACTAGACGGAACGTGGTCTGAACCACCTGATCCGTTTGATGCGGAATATCCATACAATCACACTAGAGTAAGTGAATTCGGTCACGTAGAAGAGTGGGATGATACTCCTGAAAACGCCCGCTTGATGAGATGGCACAAATCAGGAACATTTGAAGAAATCAGAGAAGATGGGACAAAAGTAACAAAAATACAAAAAGACAATTATAAAATAACATTAGGTGATGATTTTGTCCACGTTAAAAAGGCAGTCAGTGGTGGAAATATGTATGTTACAGTCGATGGAGACTGTCATTTACGAGTTGATGGTGATTATAAAATGGAAGTTCTGAAGGATTGGATAGCAAATGTTGGTGGAGATATGATTTTCAATGTATTCAGAAATACACGAATCTCTACTGTTGGAACAAAACTAGATAAATCTGGTGGAGTTCACACTATTAAGGGAAGTATTATACACTTAAATCCAACTCCCCCTGGTCAATGTTCACCTGAATGGAAAATCAATGTAGCTTCAATTATTGATCTTGTTATAGGCGCAATTGAAGGCGATGTAAATAGTCTAACTACAATTATTAATCTTATTACAAGCGAAATTGACGCCGCTATAGATGTAAGTACAATTATTAATCTCGTTTCAAGTGTAGTTGGAGCCGAAGCAGATGTAGCTTCAATTATTAATGGTGTTACAAGCGTTCTTGAAGGCAATGAAAATAGTCTAGCTTCAATTATTAATCTTGTTGGAGGCGATGTAGATGTAGGTACAATTATTAATCTTGTTTCAGGCGCTGAATCCGGCGATGAAAAAAGTCTAGCTTCAATTACTAATCTTGTTTCAGATGCATTGGAGGGAGTTCGATGAAGAAAGAAGTTGATGAGCTTGTTACAAACGCTATTAGAGATTTCGGTAAAATGATTGATATTGTTAAAAACGCATTTGGAGACTCTTTACCAAAATCAACCACTATTGATCTTGTTAAAAACTCAATTGAAGGCGATGTAGGTAAAATTATTGGGATTGCTAAAAGCGTACTTGGAGGCGATGTAGATGCAGGTGCAATTATTAATCTCGTTTCAACCGCAAAGGGAGGCGATGAAGATGTAGGTACAATTATTGATATTGTTACAGGCGCAGTTGGAGGCAATGCAACGGAAGACATATCCGGTCTTGACTATTTAAATGTTCCACCAGTTGAAGGCAGTGCAACGGAAGACGTATCCGGTCTTGACTATTTAAATGTTCCACCAGTTGAAGGCAGTGCAACCGCCCCCAGTACCAGCGTGCCACCGGCAATGGGCTCCGGTCTTGACTCTTTAAATGTTCCAGAGGCCGATGTAATGAGCTCCGGTCTTGACTTTATGTCGGTTAGGGATGACAGGTTAAGTGGCGCTGATCGTCCAAATGATCAGGCCAAAAAGTCTGGAGATGCAAGTACAGTTATTGATCTTGTTTCCGCTTATGCGCGTGATTCAGGGGCCGTCGGGCTTTTCAGTACCATCGGCGGGATAATCCTCGGTGATCGAAAACCGTTTGTCGAGGAAACCAAAAACCTCGGTACCCTTGGAAGCAATATAAAAGCGATGCTCAATGCCGCCGCCAGCTTCCTTGCGGGCGATCCAAGACCGGTCCTGGCGGCCCTGCCAACTGAGGTGCAAACGACTATGGCTTTGTTGAGTTCTCCCACGGCATTTATTAGCAACTATATCGTCGGCACTGGAAATAGGCTTGTCAATCTAGTCCTCGCCGACCCTGAAGCGGTCGCCGAGGGCGTTGAAGGGTTTACAGTCGACGGGTTTATCAGAGCAATCGCCGAACCATATATCGAGGAAGGTAAAACGATCCTGGGGGCTGGAGAGCGCCTCATTGCCGCCATCAAAAAAATTCCCGGTGGGGGAGGCGTTGATGTCGCTCCCCTCGACAGAGCGCCCGATGATCCCGGCGCTAAATTGCCGGAAATCTCAACCTCCCCAAGGAAGAAGGGGAACCACCTTCTCAATTTTCCAAATGGACCGTGGCACGGAGAGCCATTTTATTCGACTGATGGGAAGAAGTTTACTCGTAGTCCGCCTCTCCCATCACCCGCCAGCCGGACCAGTGATATCGATACCAGTGATATCGATGATGTTCAGTAAAATCAATTGATAGGGAGAGCCGTTGTTATTGAACCATCATTCTTTCAGTAGTTTTAAGGAGAAATAATATGCCAGAAACAGTAAGATTTACAGACATATGCACCGGTCACGGATGTTATCCACCTCGTGATAATGCTAGAGGTTCACCTAATGTATTCGCTAATAAGTTAGAGTGTCATAGGGTAGGAGATAAGTGGAATACTCACGGATGTAATGACGATCAAGCAATTATTGATTGGCTCAACCCTGCTCTACCAAGTGTACCGTGGGAGAACCCGGACGACTACCCAAGCGACCCAAGCGGGATGGACTCCGGGCTTGACTTTTTAAACTGGTGGGTGAACCCGGAGTGGGAGAACCCACCGGAGACGGAAGAAGATGAGAACGGAGAAGTATGTATACCACACGAAGGTACTCAGGCGACCGGTTCACCAAATGTATTTGTTAACCGTAAACCATTAGCGAGAATTGGAGATGCAATTGACTGTGGTTCTTTAAATCTAACAGGTTCTAGGAATGTAATTACGAACGGTTAGTATAAATATAGTAGAACTTAGAGGAAAAAATAATGCCGCAACCAATAAGAACACAACGAGTTAGAAAATATAGAGACCTCGACCTTGATATGTTGATTCATCCGCTGACTAATGACGTGGTTGGGCGTTCTGATGTGGATGCTATCAATGGAAGTGTCATTAATATAATAAAAACTCAGCGTGGAGAACGAGTATTCCAGAGTAGATTTGGCTCAACGTTATATCATTCGTTATTCGAGCCTATGTCTACTGAAACACGAGTTACATTGAAAGACGCTATTGAGCAGGCAATTCGCACATTTGAACCTAGAGTAAACTTAACAGGAGTATTAGTTACCGCAGACCCAGACAGAAACGGTTACGATGTAACCATCGCTTATGTACCAGTAAATGAGGGGTCTCCAATAAACTTAAATTTATTTCTGAACAGATTGAGGTAGTAAAGATATGGCAGAAAATCCAAAAGCACTAAACTTGAGTAATCTTGAGTTTGGTGGAATAAAAAATAATATAAAAGAGTTTATGAAGGGGCAGAACGAGTTCGTAGATTACGACTTTGATGGCTCTGGAATGAGTGTATTGTTAGACGTAATGGCATATACTACTCATTATATGGGATTCCATACGAATATGGCTATCAATGAAGCGTTTCTTGACA